AATGATCATACTGGAAAAGTGACCAGAAAGGGTTATCTTAATCTAAATCTCCTTAAAGGAAATGCAGAGAAGGATAAAAGTCCCTTGACTAGCGCCACTCCAGAATCATTTTCAAAAGATTACCAAGATATGGTATCTCTCTATCCTCCTGGTATAAATTTTCTATCTCTTTTGTTCAAACGATGGACTTGTGATCAAGTCGGTGATTACCGACTCACAAATCCCCATTGTAAGAATCATTTTAAGGGAAGATATATACCAAACTGGTTTCTACCAGTCCACCTGGGAGGATTCGGAGTAAATCCAAAGTATAGCCAAAAAGAAAAGATAAAAATCACTAAAGATCAACGCGTAACTGCTGCGATATTCTTTAATGATCCAAGCCGATCACTATTCTACTCAAAGAATTTGAATAGTAAGGTAATGGACTTTTCCAATCTTTATCTTGGTACACCAAAAATCTCACCCCATTCTGAAGCAACTCCCCCTAAGGGAGAGGTTGATGAATGGATGGTCACAATGGAGGGAATCTCCAGAGCAGCCGGCTTGCATACAGTAGCAGAGACACCAGAGGTCTTTCGTTCTAACTTGAGAAAGAAGAACAAAGACTTTAGATTATCTGCCATGTCCGCAAAAGGCCTGTTGAGAAATTGGGTAGTAGATGTCAGCTACCCCTGTGCACCACAATGTCCTAAACCTTCTATAATTAAAATAAGAAAGATGGACGGTGACCACAGTAAGGGATTCATTGAAAGGAGGAGCATAGAGTTTAATCAAAGGAAAGTTAATTTATTTGGCTTTCCCTTTAAACTCTCTGAACCGAATTTTGATGAATACTAAATTGATTATGGGGTCGTAGTTTATTCAATCAGGAGACCAATACCGAGTACCATCTAGATTAGATGGCCGGTAAAGGCAACACCTATATCTGGTGTCCCTGATCGAATGGACCAAATTGTGTGCTATTAGCCAGTTTTCATTACAACTGCGTTCACACTCCGAAACAAATCGGCGAGAGACTGCAAGGCTCCCTCGAAACTACGATGTACAGTCCCATTATAATGGTGGTATCCCATACACATTATAAATTATATTAATCACATAATTTCTAAAAGTATGACAAGAAAGAAAAACCGAAAGGTTAACAAGAATCAGAACATAAAAAATGTTCAAATACAAGCTAAGTCCTCAAAGAGAGGCAACACTAAGGCAAGACCACTCAAAAAGAGTGGAATGGCTAAGCGAATTCTCTCCGGAGCCGGCGAGATCATTGGGTCCTCGTTTGGACCCCTTGGATCTCAGGTTGGCTCTTACCTAGGTGGTAAGGCCGGTGAGCTTTTCTCTACCATTACAGGATATGGAACGTATAAAATACACAAAAATTCGTTTTTAACTGGGATGGGGAACGGGACAAACAATATCCCTACTTTCTCTCCAGACTCTTCCTTAGTCGTTTCAAGTCGTAGTATGATGTCAACTGTAAAGTCGTCAGCCACCAGTTCTGGTGCTGATTACCAAGTTTCATCATACGATATGTCCCCCTCCAATTCTGCTTTTACCGAATGGCTGGCAAGCTTTGCTTCCTCATTCGAACAGTATGAATTTTTAGGTATTGTCATCGCTTACGTCCCCCTTTCCGGGAACGCGACGGGAGCTGACACATCACTAGGTCAGGTTACTCTCTGTAGTAATATGGACCCTGATGACCCACCTTATGTTGACATGAAGTCAGCAGAAAATTCCTCTTACGCGAGTACGGCTTCACCCGATAAACCACAAATGTTGTTTATCGAGTGTGCACGGAACTCAAGTCCGACGAATGTTTCATTTACAGGTGTGCCCCAGGAGGGTGAATCGAAGAAATTCTTTTCACACGGGACTTTTCAAGTTGCCACCAGTGGTATGCAAACAGCCAATCAAACTCTAGGTTCAATCTGGTGTTCGGCCCATGTGCGGTTTTCCAATCCTAAAGAAAACCCCTTTTCAGGCGAGTGTGCAGTATTCCAATCTAGCCCAACTTCCGGTTCCTCATTTGGAACAGGAGCTGTACGGCAATTGGGGTCTTCACAGATCATTCAAGTTTTGAGTGATCCATTACTTGCTGCGCCGATATCCATCAGTAAATCTGGTCGCTACATTGTTGTAGCAACCCTCGAAGTTACGGGAACCATTTCTGCATGTACTAACTTTAGTGCAGGTGCTAATGCGTCCACTGTTGATAATTATATCAATAATACCGCCCCAGGCTTTTGGTCCTGTGGTTCTGGTACTAGCTACGAGGCGAGTTTTACTGCCATGTTTGATATCGTGACCCATACGGGAGCTGATGGTGCTGGTATTATAAATACTGGCACCTTCACCTTTTCCGGGTCTATTGTGGGTTCGGACCTCCAAGTACTGGAGGTTCCTCCCAATTTTGGAAACGCTTCTTCTTCTGAAGAATCGAACATGATGAGACTTACTAGTCTTCTCCGTTCAAAGTTTCCTAATGAAGCAAAGTTAATTCAGCCATTGACTAAAGATCATAGTCTGGTTCAACGCTACCCCACAAAGGGTAGTATCAAAACCAAGCTCTATGAAGAGAGTCAAAGTAACCCAAATAATTCTGTTATTAATGGAAGGACGTACGTCGTTCCCCGAACACCTAATTATGACCCAAATCCCGAAGGGAAATGGGTACAGGTTTCTGATTTATAACTTTACTTCAAATGTGAGTTTATCTCTCACTATGTAACATATCCCGACTTTGATTGAGTCGTTAAACACAGTCCCTTCTTTCGATTATAGAAGAAAGATGAGAACTTTGCAGTTAACAAAACAACATTGTCGTATTTCTCCCTGCCCAAAGATTACTTTGAGGAAGAAAGGTAGAGGATTTTAATAAACTAAGTAGGTTGGAAACAATCTTACGAAACACTTTATGTGTCCAGCAGTTGCTATATAATCGGAATCACCATCTTTGATGGGCCGAGTTAGAACCTGGTTAATGTATTAAATGAAATATCTTTTGGAATCTATAAATCTTTCCTTATAAGAGTGACTTTCTGTCCCTTCTCACAAGAGAAGTGAATCGAGAGTCAAGTGCTCTTTTTCTGTTTAACAG